CGCTGCCATCCAGACCAATCTGGCCACCAGCCCGATGCTGCAGGACGTGAACAAGGGTTGGCTGCAATTGGCCCGTGAACAGATTCCTGAGCAGGTGCTGCACGAAGGCAAAACGGCCGGGAAAATCACCCTCGGCGCCGGCGGCGATTACGAAAACCTCGACGCCCTGGTGCATGACACCAAGCAGATGATCGACTCCGTATTCCGTGACGGCGGCGACCTGATCGCCATCGTCGGCAGTGATCTGTTGGCCAGTGACAAGGCCAAGCTGTATTCGAACCAGGCGGGCAAGCCCACCGAGAAAGAACGCATTGAAAGTGCCCAGGTCATCGCGACCTATGGCGGTCTGCCGACCTTCACCGTGCCGCACTTCCCGGTTAACGCCGTGGTCGTCACCAGTTGGGACAACCTGTCGATCTACTTCCAGGACAGCAGCTGGCGCCGTCACCTGATCGAGAACCCAAAGCGCTCCCGCGTCGAGGATTACAACGGCCGCAACGAAGGCTACGTGATCGAGCAGCTGGAAAAATTCGCCGCTGCTGAAAACGTGGAGTTGATCTGATGAGCCTGGCACTGGCGCACAAACGCCGCATTCAGGCCGAAGGTCCCGTCGCTGAAGGTGCCAGTGCCGCAGCGGTGGTGTATTCCGCTGCCACCGCGCTGGCCAGTCCAGCCAACGCCAAAAAACACCTGAAGCTGATGGAAGACGCATTGGCGCAGGACCTCGAGCGACTGAGCGCGATCAACAGCCGCGAACTGCGCCAACAGCTCAAGCGTGATGATCTGCTGCCCAAATACCTGGACTACGTGCAGCGCTACCGCGATTCCGGATTGAATTTCCCGAACTCGGTGGTGATGCAGGTTCTGGTCTGGCTGTTTGACACCGAGCAGTTCGAAGCGGGTCTGGACTTGGCGACTTTCGCCATGGAGCAGAACCAGCCGATGCCTGAGCGCTTCAAGCGCGACGTGCCGACCTTTGTCGCCGATGCGGTGATCGAGTGGGCCGAGGCCGAGCAAAAAGCCGGTCGCAGTCCTGAGCCGTACGTGTCCGACCTGCTGCCGCGTGTCGATGATGAATGGCAGCTCACCGAACAGATTCCGGCCAAGTACCACAAGTTGCTTGGGATCCGCGCTCTAGACGCACGGGAGTGGACGAAGGCCATCGCCCACTTTGAACGCGCCACCGAGCTGCACGCCGCTGTTGGTGTAGGCACTCGCCTCGAGGGCGCTCGCAAGGCGCTGGCTAAAGAACTGGCTAACAAAGCTGCCGAATAACCGACTACCCCCCCGGCGAGAAACTGTGGATGTGAGCCAACCATTTATGGCCTGACCCACTGAAACAGTTTTCCCGCCCCTATTCGAGTGTCCAGCAATGAGCTTTTCCGGGAAACCCACGACCTTTGTGGAACAGGCGATCGAGAACGACGGCTTCTGGCCGGACCTTTCCGTGGCCGAGTTTCAGAAGGGTTACCGCCTTCCAGCGGAGTACCTGGTAGACATGCTGGTCACTGACCTGACCACGGCGATGATCGAGGTCAATCGTGATCTGGCCAAACGCAAAAGCGAATGGCAGAACGTGGGCGTCACCGCCGTGGAATCTGCGGACTCCACGGTGCTGCCCGAGCGCACATTTCACGCAGCGACGTACAAGCGCGCCGTGTACTGCCGCGCCAAGGCCAGCTTGCTGACCCAGTTCGCTACGGTCACCCGCCGTGACAGTGCAGAAAACACCGGCAAAGAACTGCCCGAGCGTGGCGAAGCCTTTTTGGAGTTCAGCCAACAGGCCGTCCGCTCGCTGCAAGGCCGTGGCCGCATTACGGCGGCGTTGCTGTGATCAAACTCCGTGCCCTGACCACCTACCTGATTGAGCGCCGGCTTGTGGAGCCGGAACAGCTCGACAGCTGGACCGATCAGGTGAACCTGGAACTGATCTGGAAACCGGACCTCGACGGCTTACGCATGGGTGACATGCGTTACAGCGCCACGATCGCGCTGGAGCGTTTCGCCGATCACCCGGGGCGCCTGATGGCGTTGGTGGGCAGTTGGCTCGAGGGCAACGACCAGGACCGCGACGACCTGCCAGCGGCGAAGTTCGACATCACCATGCTCGACAACGATCTGGCCGACGTCGACATCACCCTGGAGTTTAACGAACCGCAATACCTGGCCGAGGATCCTGCCGGCGAGATCGAGGCCTTCGACAAGACCTGGGCGTTTGTCCCGTTCGACCTGTGGATTGCCGAACACGGTGAGGTAGGCAGTCGTGGGGCGTAGCACTTTCGAGCTCGATGCCCGGGGCTATCTGGGTGTGCGCGAGCAACTGGCGTTACTCAGTCTCCCGCCACAGCTGCGCCGTCGCCTGCTGAACAACGTCACCAAGCGCGTGCGGACGATGAGTCGTAAGCGTGTACGTGATCAGCAGAACCTGGACGGCTCGCCGTTTGAGGGGCGCAAGGGTTCTGGCAAAGGCAAAAAGAAGATGGAAGCCGGCCTGGCCAAGCTGATGCAGGTCACCCGCGTGAGTGCCGACGAAGCCGAACTGGGATGGCGTAACGCGCTGACCGGTTGGGTCGCGGCGCAGCAACACAACGGCGCCAGCGAGCGCCGCACCGCCGCGCAAATGCGCAAATGGAACGCCGTTCCCGTTGGTCTGGCGGCCACCGAAAAGCAGGCCAAGCGTCTGCGTCGGCTGGGTTTCAAGGTTCGCCAGCAAGGCAAAAAGGGTCTCACACGCCCGTCCGTGGCGTGGATTCAAGAGCATGTGAACTACGCCAAAGCGGGCCTGCTGATCCGCATCTTGGATGACGAGAAAACCGAAAGCAGCGGCGCGCAAAGCTGGGAAATCACCTTGCCCAAACGCCAGTTCATCGGCGTCAGCACCGAGCGAGACACCGCGTTGCTGCTGAACCAGGTGCTCCAACAAATCCTTAATTCTCCCCGCTAACGAGGCACTGCATGGCACTTGGCAAAGTCAGCGTAAACAATCTCAATTTGGGCCAAGGCGCCGTGACTGAGATCGAGCGCTATTTCCTTTTCATCGGTACCGGCGCGAAGAGCATCGGCCAACTGATCCCGCTGAACAACGACAGTGACCTGGACAACGCGCTGGGCATTCCGGCCAGCGACCTGAAAACCCAGATCACCGCTGCTCGACTGAATGGCGGCGATCGCTGGGCCTGTCTGGCCGCTCCCGTCGCGGTCGAGGGGGAGTGGTCAGAAGCGTTGGAAAACGCCCAGCAGCAAGGCTATTCGGTTGAGGGGGTAGTGATCACCAAACCGGTGACCACCGGCGCGCAACTGTCAGCCATGCATGACGCGGCGATCGCGCTGAACAACACCTATGGCCGTCGGGCCTTCGTGATGGCCGCGAGTGCCGGCATCACCGTGCTGCAGACCTGGGATCAATACCTGGTCGAACAGCGGGCGATCACCAGCGGCCTGGCCGCGCCGCGTGTCCTGGTCGTCCCCCAGTTGCATGGCAATGACTTGGGCGTGCTGGCTGGCCGCTTGGCCAATGCTGCCGTGAGCGTTGCCGACAGCCCAATGCGCGTGGCGTCCGGTGCAGTGCTGGGCTTGGGCCCGGTGCCCGCTGACGTTGAAGGCGTACCACTGCCATCGGCAACCCGGGCCGAGCTGGACAAGGCGCGGTTCTCCGTGTCGCAAACCTATCCGGATTATCCCGGCGTGTTCTGGGGCGACGGCAACATGCTCGATGCGCCGGCCAGTGACTTTCAGGTGATCGAGTACCTGCGTTTGGCCGACAAGGCAGCGCGCCAGGTGCGGCCGCTGTTGATCCGCCGTGTAGGTGATCGCCGCCTGAACAACACCCCTAACAGCATGGCCGCCGCGATCAGCGCGTTCATGAAACCCCTGCGCCAGATGGCCAAGTCCGCCACGTTCGCCGGCCAGGTGTTTCCGGGTGAGATCGAGGCACCGAAGGACGGCGACATTGTCCTGGTGTGGCACAGCAAAACCAAGGTGGAGGTTTACATCAAGTTCCGCCCGCTCAACTGCCCGAAAGATCTTACGGCCAACATCGCCCTCGACCTTTCCACCGACGATTCGGAGTAACCCCCTATGTCACGTATTGGCGGCAAGAACTTCGACGTGAACCTGGGCGATCTGCTGGTTCACGTCGAAAGCTGCACCCTGGATATCACGGACAACACCGCGGTGGCGCAGAGCGGCGGTGTACCCAACGGACACGTCGACGGCGACGTGTCGGGCAGCGGGGAAATGGAGTTCGACACCAGCAACTTCAACCTGCTGATCGAAGCCGCTCGCACGGCTGGCAGCTTTCGCGAGCTCGAGCCGTTCGACTCCATTTTCTTCGCCAAGGCCGGCGACGAGGAACTGCGTATCGAGGCCTTCGGTTGCAAGTTGAAGGTATCGAGCCTGCTGAGCATCGATCCGAAAGGTGGCGAGAAGTCCAAGCACAAGGTGCCGTTTGACGTCACCAGTCCGGACTTCATTCGCATCAACGGCGTGCCGTACTTGGCCGCTGCCGAGATCGAGGGTCTGCGCTGATGTCTTGCCCGTTCGATCGCGCCCAGGCAACGGAGCAACGCCAACGCGACCAGGCGATTGCCGCCCAGTTGGCTCAGCCGCGCCCGATCGGGCCAAGCCGTAGTAAGTGCCTGAACTGTGACGGCGAAATCCCCAAAGCGCGCCAGGCGCTTGGCGGGATCTTGCGTTGCGTGCCATGCCAGTCAATTTTTGAGAAAGAGGTTCGCCGATGAGCACGAATCAGGCCGCTCAGGACACCGCCATTGTATTCCTCAAGGCGTCACCGGCGATCGGCGTGGCCGCTACCGGTGTGACAGGTGCCATCGACTGGTCAGCGGTAGCCTACATGCTGACCGCGCTCTACATGGTGCTGCAGATCGTGCTGCTGGTCCCCAAGTACCGTCAGATGCTGCGCGACTGGAAGGGCAAGTTATGAACCTGCGCACCAAGATCGCCACCGGCGCCATTGCGCTGGTCAGTGCTTCCTTGCTCGGTTTTCTAGGCCAATGGGAAGGAGAGGGCCAGAACGTCGTCTATGCCGACAAACTGGCCCGGGGGCTGCCGACGGTGTGCAAGGGCATCACCCACCACACCAGCCCCTATCCGGTTGTGATCGGTGACTTTTGGTCAGACGCTCGCTGTGACGAGGTGGAGCAGCTGGTGATCGAGAACAACCAGTTGCAGCTGGCCGACTGCATCACCAATCAGCAAGTGGGGCAGAACACCTTCGACGCGCTGAGTAGCCACGCGCACAACTTCGGCGTGCCGACGACGTGCGCCAGTCGAGCGGTCGGCCTGATCAACGCCGGCCGCATCGCGGACGGTTGCAAGGCGATGGCCTGGGCTCCGGATGGCAAAACACCGGTGTGGGCCTTCGTTACCGACGCTCAGGGCCGCAAACAGTTTGTTCGCGGACTGCATGCGCGGCGCCTGGCGGAAGCGAGCCTGTGCGCGCAATGACCATTCCACCGTTACGCCTCGTCCTTTTTCTTCTCCTGTCCGGGCTGCTGGTCTGGTTTGCATTTGACCAGGTGCGCGATCAGCTCGACACCGCGCGCCGCGAACGCGACGACGTACAGCGTGAGGTTACTGACCTGCGCGAAACGGCCCGAATCAGCGGTGAGAAGTTGGCCTCCCGCGATGCGATCGATCTTCAACGTACCCAGGAGCTGAGCCATGCGCTCAATCAAAACGATGACCTGCGCCGCGCTGTTGACGATGGCCGTCAGCGGCTGCGCCTCGCCGCCACCTGCAGCACCGCAACGCCCGCCCAATCCGGCGCCGGCGGCGTGGCTGATGCAGGCACCGCCGAACTCACAGCAGACGCTCGATCGGATTATTTCACCCTCAGAAATCAGCTTGCCCTCAGTCGGCAAATGATCCTGGGCCTGCAAGACCACGTGCGCCGGATCTGCCTGCGCTGACCATCACCTTTAACCCTGAATGGAACAACGACATGACCGAGAAACGCGATATCACCCTGGAAGTCGGCGACAAGGAATTCACCTTCTCCATGACCCCGCAGGACGTGACCAAGTACTTCAACGCGATGACCACCAACAACAAGGTGTCGCCGTCGCACAACCTGCTCAGCAATACCGTGGCGGCCGATCAGCGCACCGAGCTGCGCACGCTTTTGGCCAACCCAGTGATGACGATGCAGATCTCCGGTGCACTGCTCGAGGAGTACGCGCCGGACGTTGAAATCATCGTAAAAAAGCACTCGAGCACGCTGAGCGCCTGAGTGAAGACGGACTCGGTCAACTGATGACCTTGTCCAGTCGCTGGCTGCCTGGCGCTGAGCCCACACCGGAGGTGATGGGCGCGGCCAAGTGGTTGGAGGACGAACACTGGAGACGCATGGAAATCGCCGTGGCTAACGGCATCGCTCATGCACTGAACGGATAAATACACATGGCTGACCGCGCTGCTCGCCTGGCCTTCATCTTGAGTCTGACCGACAAGGTCACCGCGCCCCTGGGCAAAGTGAAAATGGGGTTTTCCGACCTTGCCGAAAAGAGCGAAAAAAACATCAAGACGATGGGCCTGGGGCTGGGTGGCATGGTCGGTGCCGGTGTGGCCATTACCGAATCTTTGGCGCCTGCGCTGGAGATGAACCGCGCCCTGGGCGAAGTCCGTTCGCTGGGCGTGGCTGAGGATGCGTTGTCCGCGCTCAATCAGAAGGCGTTGGAGTTCTCGGTTACCTATGGCGAAAGCGCCCGGGACTTTGTCGCCTCGGCGACCACCGTTGAGGGCGCTATCAAGGGGCTGACCGGCAACCAGCTGGCGATATTCACCAACGCTTCGGACGTGATGGCCAAGGCGACACGGACCGACGCCGAAACGATGGGGCATTACGTGGGCACCATGTACAACCTGTTCAAGGGCCAGGCCGACGCCATGGGCAAGGGCGAATGGGTGGAAAAACTCGGCGGTCAAACGGCACTGGCGGTGCAGCTGTTTCGCACCGACGGCGCGCAGTTGAAGGACGCTTTCAAGGAAGTCGGCTCAATCGCCACCACCGCCGGCGTGGACCTGGCCGAGCAGTTCGCGGTGATCGGCTCCCTTAGCAGCACCATGGAAGGTGGCGACGCCGGCGGCATCTACAAATCATTTTTCGAGAACATCGGCGGGGCGTCGGAAAAGCTGGGGATGAAGTTCGTCGACCAGAACGGCAAGTTGCTGCCGATGCTCGACATCCTCGACAAGCTGGAAGGCAAGTTTGGCGATCTGAACAGTGCCAGCACCGGCGCCAAGCTGATCGAAGCCTTCGGCGGGGAGGGTGCCCGCGTGATCACCGCATTGACCAAGGACACCGACCGGCTGCGCAACGGCATGGACCAGCTGGGCAAAGTCCGAGGCCTGGAGAACGCCGAGAACATGGCCAAAGCCATGGTCGATCCGTGGCAACAGTTCGCCGCTGCCGTCGAGTCGTTGCGCATCGCCTTTGGCCAGGTGCTGATTCCGATCCTGGCGCCGCTCATGGATAAGCTGGTGGGCATCGGGAAAACCCTTAGCCGCTGGACGCAGATTTTTCCGAACATCACCCGCGTGATCGGCATCACCACGCTGACGATTTTGGGCATCGTGGCCAGCATGTCGTTGCTCACCCTCGTGGTCGGGATCGCCCGAACCACCTGGCTTGGGTTGGTCACGGTGTGGAAAGTGGTACAGCTGCTCAATCTGCGCACCGCTGCAGGGTTCGTCCTGCAGAAGCTGGCCATCTTGGCCTATACCGGCGTGATCTATGGTCTGAGTGCCGGCCTGGCTGTCATTCGGGGCGCCATGATGCTGTGGCAGGGCGCGATCTGGCTGGTCAACTTTGCCCTGACCGCCAACCCGATCGGCGTCGTGGTGATGGGGATCGCCGCCCTGGTCGCGCTGGTCATTGCCGCCGTCTACTACTGGGACGAATGGACTGCCGCGCTGCTCAACAGCGAGGCCTTTAAGTGGGTCAGTGACCAATTCAAGGCGCTGTCTGACTGGTTCGGCTCCATGGGCGGCTGGTCGAGCATGGCCAAGGGCGCCTGGGACAGCATCGTCGGCGTCTTTTACAAGGCCATCAACAGCCTGATCGAGATGATCAACAGCATCCCCGGCGTAAACATCGAAGCGCGTTTTGGCGGCATGCCGGAAGTGCCCGGTGTTGACGCCGCAATTAGCGCGGCCAACGCCGCCAACACCGCGCAGAAAACCCAGCAGACCATCAATGCGGCGATCCCCAGCCTTTCACCGTCGCGGGCAACTGCGGTGCCCCCGGGCGGGTTGCTGACCAGCATTCAGAACACCAGCAACCAGAACAAGGGCACCCACGTTGAAAACGTGAACATCCACACCGCCAAGCCGCTGACCCCGCTGGAGCTGGAAAACATGGTCGCGATGGGGGTAGGCGGATGAGTCTCTACATCGATCTGTTGATCACCGATAACGACCTGACCCTGGACCCCTCCAGCCAGCCGCTGCTGGTGGACGACCGAGCCAGCATCGCCCAGGACATCGGCCACATGATTCGCGAAAGCGGGCTGTTGGTGACGCAAGTCGCCGAGCGCGATCGCTTCCGTCAAGCCGACTGCATCCAGCAACTGGAGCTGCTGGTTGAGGCGGACGTGCGCCTGGTGCCAGGCACGGTCCGCATCCTTGAAGAAGGAAAGGGCCAGTACCTGGTAACCGCCAAAACCGTTGAATTCGGATCTGTCGAGGTAGTGCTGTGAGTGACGTAGATTTCAAGCAGGCGTTGAGTGACGCCGGTATTCCGACGACCGAGGCCAAGCTGCGCGCTGCCTGGGAACTGGAAGTCGTCGCCCAGGGCAGCAAGTTGAGCAACACCAGCGCCTGGTCACCGTTCTGGCGGGTGATCACCGCCCTGGTGACCAAGCCGGTCATGTGGCTGATCGACTTTATCGCCGGCACCGTGTTGCCGAACTTCTTCGTGAAGACCGCCACCGGTGCCTGGCTGGACATGCTGGCCTGGGCGGTGAACGTCACCCGCAAGCCGGCGACCAAGGCCGAGGGGTTGCTGCTGTTCACCCGTAGCGCGCTGGCTGGGTTGCTGGAAGTGCCGGCCGGCACCCGGGTGCAGTCGATCGCGATCAACGGCAACGTCTACGAGCTGGTGACAGTGGCAGCGGCCAGCTTTGCCGACGGTGAATCGCAGATCCGGGTGTTGGCCCGGGCCAAGCAGGCCGGTAGCGGATTCAATCTCGCACCAGGTTACTTTTCCATTTTGCCGGAGCCGGTGCCCGGGGTTGTCCAGGTGGTGAACGCTGACGGCTGGCTTAGCCAACCCGGCGCCGACACCGAGCCCGACGACGAGCTGCGCCTGCGCGTGCGCAACCAGTTCTCGGCGGTCAATCAATGGCACACCGACGCCGTGTACCGCGCCATGATTGCCGTGTTCCCCGGTGTGCAGCCCGATGGCGTTTACTTTGAGCACAACGCGCCCCGGGGCCCCGGCAGCGCCAATGCCTTTGTGCTGTTCGAAGCCGACTCGCCGGCGGACACCTTCCTGGCTGAAATCAACCACTACATCCGCGACCAGGGCAACCATGGCCACGGTGACGACCTGCTGGTGCTGGAGATGCCCGCCACGCTGCACACGGTGAGGTTGTCGGTCTGGCCCAAGGCTGAAGTGGGTGCCGAGCGCTGGCCAGCGCTGAAATCTGACATCGTGCTGTTTATCCGCGCCGCGTTCCGTGAGAGCACGGCCAGTGACTATCAGCCGACGCTGACTCACCCCCAGTCGCGGTTCTCCTTCAGCCGTTTGGGTGAGGAACTGCACCAGCAATTCCCGGGCATCGACTCGCTGGACTTTGACAACGCGGACATCATTTCCAAGCTGACCATCCCGCGTCTGTCCGGGGTTGAGGTGATGTTGAATGCTTAAGTTGAGCCTTCCGTTCTGGCTTGACGGGCCGGAGCTGGCCAAGCTGAAAGCGGCCGCACAAGCCTGGTGGATCAAGGTCGAAGGCTGGCTGCACTGGCCGCTGCTGCAGATGGACGCCGAGACCTGCCACCTGAGCGTGCTCGATCTGCTGGCCTGGCAGCGCGACATCCAGCGCTTTCACGGCGAGCCGGAAAAGCTCTACCGCCGGCGCGTGAAGTACGCGTTTATCAATGCCGTCGACGCGGGCAGCACGGCCGGCATGGTCCGCATTTTCGAACGCCTGGGCGTCGGTTATGTGGAGATCCAGGAGCGCCTGCCGGACCTCGATTGGGATGTGGTCCTGCTGCACCTGTCCGACACGCAGCTGAGCGAAAACCCGGTGTTGCTGCGTGTCCTGATGCAGCAATACGGGCGCACGTGCCGGCGCTACGACTTCGTCACGATCACCCCCGTGAAGCTGAACATCGGAGTGGCCGATCTGAACGACGACCAACAAACCTTGATTGCCACCCTGGACGACAGTGCCAGTCGCCTGGTCGTGATCAACGAGCTCGCATTGCTCACCTTTTTGAACAACCCGTTTAGGAGCACCCATGGGAGCTAGCATTACCCTTGCCGGCGAGAGTCTGATTGCCCAGAAGCAAGGCGCCGGGGAGAAGCTCGAGGTTGCTCGCTTCGTCCTGGCACTTGTGCCCGGCCTTGATCCGAACGCCCCGGTGGATCGCGCCGCCGGCAAGCCGCCTGCGTCGCAGATCGTCTTCACCAAAGCCTACGACCGCAAAGGCTACGTCAGCCCCAATCAGGTGATCTACAGCCTGATGGTGGGCTCTGACGTGGGCGACTGGGACTTTAACTGGATCGGTCTGGAAGCATCGGAAGGCGTGTTGCTTGCGGTCGCGACTGTGCCGGTGCAGCAAAAGCGCAAGAACATTCCGCCGCTGCAGATCGGTAACAACGTCACCCGCAACTTCCTGGTGGAATTCAACGGTGCCCAGGCGCTGACGGGCATCACCGTCGACGCCAGTACCTGGCAGCACGACTTCACGGTCCGCCTGAACGGCATCGATCTGCGCGAACGCTTGAGCAATCGCGACGTCTTTGGTCGTGTCTGCTACCTGGCCGACAGCCTGCAGATGGAACGCAGTTTTGACCTGTACCAGGTGAAAGCGGGCATTGCCTACGTGGAGGGGATTCGCGTTGAGCTGGCTGAGCCGGTCCAGGTGCAACTGCCGGCGCTCCCCGTCAAAGCCTGGCTGGACGTAGCGCTGGCTCGTGAGGGTAGCGATTCAGTCGCCGCATGGAAGGTGGTGTTCGGCGCCGCGAAGACGGACTACGTCGACAGCAACGGAACCGCCCATTACCTGGTGGAGCTGGCCCAGGTATCGGTGTCCGAAGACATCATGGATCTGCGCCAAAGCGAGCCGATTACCGGTGCCCTGGTCAAGCAATTCGCGTTGCGCAACGGCGACTACGAAAACCTGCGCGCCCGGGCCACGACCAAAGATGACGTCGACCTGGGCGAGCTGCCCAACGCGAAAAGCGATGACCCAGGCACGGACAGCAGCGAGATTCTGGCGACCACCAAGGCGCTCAATGCCCTGCGCAAAGTTATCGCTGATTCCGAAGTCGGGCGTATCGGCACCTTTGCGATGGCCACACCGCCGCCGGGATGGTTTCGAGCGAATGGCGCAGCGGTGTCGCGCACGGTGTACGCCGCGTTGTTTGCCAAGATCGGCACCCTTTACGGCGCCGGTGACGGCGTCAATACGTTCAACCTGCCGGACCCACGCGGCAAATTTATCCGCGTCCTGGATGACGGTCGCGGCATCGATGCCGGCCGGGTATTGGGCAGCTCGCAAGCGGATGAAACGCGTGCCCACAACCACGCCGGCAGTGCGGCGGCTGCGGGTGGCCACAGCCACTCAGGTAGTGCAGGGGCCGCCGGTAGCCACAGCCACACTGCCTGGTCAGATGCCCAGGGTAACCATGCTCACTCCGTCAACAACTCCAGTGCAGCGGGCGGCACTCCCGGTAGCTGGACCTTCGCGGACTTCGGCGGCGGTGCCGATCAGCCGGCCAACATCACCAATGAAGCGGGTAACCACTCCCACAACATCGGCGTGGGTGCAGTCGGCGATCACGCGCACGTCATCACCGTCGGCGCTGTTGGTGATCACGCTCACGCCATCACCGTGGGCTACTCGGGAGGCGCGGAGACACGTCCCCAAAACATCGCTTTCCTTGCCTGCATTAAGTATTGAGACCCGCCATGGATACCAAAACCGTCTATCAAACCGATCACCTGGGCATCTTCACCGGCAAGACCGTGGCCGATCGCTCGCCGCTGGAACCGGATGTTTGGTTGATTCCCGGAGGGTGTGTCGAAGTCGCACCGCCGGCGGTACCGGAAAAAAAGGCGGCGTTTTGGGACGGTCGACGCTGGCAGTTGGTTGACTCTTATCAAGGGCTGACGGCCTACAACATCCAGACCCGTGAGCCCCTGGTCATCGAGCGAGCCGGCTCGCTGCCGACCGGTTACACGCTGGAAGTGCCAGGCCCGGGCCAGATCTGGGGCAATGGCCACTGGGTCGACGACATCCCGGCCGTGATCGAGTTGCGCTACGTCGCCCAACTGGCGGCGATCAACACAGCGTGTCTGCAGGAGATCACCGGCGGGTTTTGGTCGTCGGTGTTGGGCGATCGCTTTTTCTACGAAACCCAGCTTCAGGACCAGTTGAACCTGACCAGCATGATTTTGCGCGGCTTGGGTGGCCTTTACCCCTGCCAGGATCAAGCCGGGGTGAAAGCCTTCCTGGAACACACCAGCGAACAGTTGCGCCAGATCGGTGACGAGTTCACCGACTTCAAGCTGCAGCGTCTGCTCAAAGCCAACGACCTCAAGCAAGCCTTGGCAGCGGCGCGATCGACGTCGGACCTGGACGCGCTCAACGCCGTGGTGTGGGAGTCCGCGCAGGTATGAATTGGGCACCCATCACCATGCGCTGGCCGGAGCAGTCCACCCAGTGGCTCGACGACCTCGAGGCGGCCAAGGATCTGGCGAGTCTCGAACTGACCAGCACCGGGCAGCGCCTGGCAGATCTGGCCGACTTGGCCACCACCTCACCGGGACCGGTCGGCGCCGCTGCAGAAGCGGCCGTGGCCGCTGGCCGCGCCGGGCTCACTGATGCCTTGGGCGAAGTACCGGCCTGCCTGGTGGTGACGCCATTTCAAAGTGGTGTCGGACAGGGGCGCGGCAACCAGCGTTATCTGTCCGCGCCGAACTTGCTGCAGCAGCTGGGCGAGAAGCTGGAAGACACCGGCGACGACGGGCGTCCGGCCGGGGCGCAATACGCCTTGGCGGTGATGTTCCTGGGAACGCGCTACGACAAGTTCGCGGCGACCTTGTCTCGATTCAATGCTGTGCTGCCCATGCCCGACCTGCAGCGTGCCGAACGTCGAGCGAAAAACCTGTTCGCGCTGGACGCTGAAAAGTGGGAACTGCCCACCGCTGGCACGTTGCCGCGCTGGGGGGCGTTGCCCCTTGAGCGTTGCACCGTGACCAAGGCCGCCACGCAAACCTTGAACAGTCAGCTGTCGGCACTGGAAAGCTACGCGGACAGTTCGCCGATGGCGGATCTGGGGCGACTGGCTGCCCGCAAAGCCAGCCAGGCCCAGACACAGGCCCAACAGTTGGCCGACCTCAAGTCGCAGTTCACCGGCGGCACGGCCGACGACACCATGCGCGCCCGCCTGATCGGCCCGGGGAATGCCGCCGAGTTGCGGCACCAGCTGCTGCAGGGCGACGCACCAGGACACGAGTGGGGATTGTCGGCCGGCGTGTTGCTGGTCGGCTCCCTGAAAGGGTTGGGTTTTGTTCGGGAACTGGTGGGCCTATGACTTTATTGCTCGATGGCGAACAGGTACGCGGCAAGAACCTCAAGGTCACCGCCAACCTGCGAATTGAAAGTGACGATCTGTCCGGCCAGACCAGCAACACCGACTCAGCCCACAAGGGGTTCAAGCCCAAGACGCTTGCAGTCACGTTGCTGATCCCGTTTGTCGATGAGTCGCAGCTGCGCAACCTGATGCGTCTGGCCGAGGCGACCGACACCGGCGGCCAGCTCAAAACCTACCGGCTGGTCAATGACACTGCGTCCGCGTTTGGCGTGCGCCAGGTGCAGTTCTCCGAGGGCGTCAGCGCCCGGGAAGACGACTCGCTTCGCGCCTGGCTCGTTCAATTCACGCTGTCGGAAAAGCTCTCCAACCCCGAGCGGGTCGAGACGCGTCGAGCGTCCAAGGATGTCACGCAGCAAGGTGCCCCGGGGCAGTCGGTGACTGCACCAGGTGCAGGTGAACCCGGCGCACCAGGTCAGGAACTGAGCGGCTTCGAAGCCACCCTGAAAAAGTTGGATAACTACCTGGGCGGTGGGGCATGAGCATGAAGCTGCACAAGGTGCTGACCGTCGGTGGTGTGGTCTATCCCCTGATCGCCGATGACGTTCGCCTTGAACTGCGCACACCCGGCCGCGCCACGCTGACTATTCAAGCGTCGGCGCCGGTGAAGGGGCTGGTGACGCTCGATATTGGCTACAACGACAGCCCGCTGCAGCGTCACTTCATTGGGTACGTCGAGCGTTGCACGCCATCCAACGCGATCGAGCAAGTGCTGTTCTGTCGCGAACTGGCGGCGATCCTGGCCAACCCGTTGCCGCTCAACCTGCGCCATGCGGATCTGACGACGGTGCTGGGCGAAATCAACCAGAAAACCGGGTTGAGCTTTCGGGTGCCGGACAAGGCATACGCCAAAGTTAAAACCCCGTTCTTCTACAACCTGGCCGCCGGCTACCAGGCCATGGACAGCCTGTCCCGGGTGTTCGGGATTGCCGACTTCATCTGGCAGCAGCAAGGCGACGGCGAAGTGTTTGTGGGCAGTTGGGCCGACGGCTTTTTCGGTTCCCGATCGCCGCTGCAGCTGCCCGTCGAGCTGTTCAACGGCTACCAAAACAATCAGAGCGCGATGATCGCGGCCCTTCCCGGGTTACGACCAGGTGCATCGATCAACCAAGGCGAGCGGATCACCAACGTGACGCTCACCGGCAACCAAATGGCGATCCGATGGAAGACGCAATCCGCCGCAGCGTAGAGCGGCAATTTCCCGAACTCACCGGCGGTTATCACCTGCCGCGCTTCGCCCGCGTAGTGGGTGTGGCCGATGCTCCCGCCGGCGCCGGGATCTGCGACGACTTCCGTCCGCGCTTTGCGGTGGACCTCGAACTGTTGGGTGAGGACGACGAACCGGATCCGGACTTGCCGGTGCTCGCCGGCGTTCCGCTGCCCATGCCCATGGGTGGCGATGAGATGGGCTTTTTCGCCTTCCCTGAAGAAGGGACACGGGTTGTCGTGTCCTTTGCCTACGGCCTGCCGAGCAAGCCGTTTATCCAGGCAATCCTGCCGCACGGCCTGAGCCTGCCCAAGGTGCCGAAAGGTGACCAGGTGTGGCAGCACAGCGAGGCCGCCCAGCAACGCGCCGACGCGGACGGCAACTGGCTGCGCCAGACCGATGGCCGGATCCGGGACAAGTCGATCGAGCGCGAGATTGAAAGCCTGACCAACGTCGAGCGCCACCAGAGCAGCACGGTGGCGGTGGACGACCATTCGACCGAGTCGGTCGGGGGCATCAAGACGATCGAAGCGATCGGCGCGCTCAAGTTGCTGTCGGGCGGATCCGCCAGCCTGGCCGCACTGGATGACTTGCACCTGGCCAGCGGGCGCGACCTCAACCAGGTGGTGGGCCACAAGCTCAATTTGACCGTGGGAGGCGAGCTGCTCGAGCGCATCGAAGGCGCTCGTCGCAGCATCGCGGCCAAGACCTGGTTGGGTTCTGAGTCGGTGAACGTGCTGCAGGTGTTGTGCGATCTGATTGACCTGGTCACGCAGACGAACACCGAACTGGCGGCCCACGTCCACGGACCGAGTCCAGTCCCTGCCAACGCCGCGAACTTCACCACCAACGCCGGTACCGGCCTACAGCTTACTGGGCAGCTCAAGCCCATCACCGGAGCCTAATTTGGAACTCAAGAGTTTCTTTGCACAGGATGACCTGGGCAACGCTTTGCCCTCTGCGACTTGCTACCTGTACGAGCGTGGGACCGAGAACATCGTGTTCGGTTTGCGTAAGAGTAACGGCTTGGGGTTACTCAACCCGTTCCTGGCCGACGCAAACGGACTGGCGCAGTTTGCCGCGCCCAACGGGCTGTATGACCTGCGCATCACCAAAGGGAAACGGGATTACCGTTTGCCTGTCCAGTTCCTGGACGTCACCGAATCCCTGGCCGAGGCCAACGGCGCGGCGTTACGTGCAGAAACGGCAAGGGACGCGGCCCAGTTGGCCGCCGGCGTGAAAGCCAGTCCGGCGGAAGGCTTGCGCACGACGACCGATGGCATGTTCTTCACGGTGGTTTCACCCGA